CTATTGTAACCATCCACGTAGTCATCCTTCGCCTCTGCAATAACCGAAAGAACACTATTAATTAAATTTTGCATATTAAAGTTCTTATGCGAGTGCTTCCCAATCACCCTTGCTCTTTGGATCCGCCTGTATCATATGCATATTATGCATCGTTTTGTGAAGACTCGCGTGCATTAAATGCACGGTATGATGATGGTGTTCAATATCAGCCTTTTTATGCAGCGCGGTATGAGCCTTAAATGCTGCCTTATGCGCATTGGCGGCAGCGACATGTTCTTCACGAGAGGGCTTTGCTTTCAACATACTTCCGTGTGTGAGACCATGAGCGGTATTTGAAAGATGATGAGCAGAATGCAGCGAATTGTGCGCCTCATTTAAAGTTTTACGGACTGTTTCGAAAATGTTCATTGTAGTGTTACCTCGAACTGCATTTTACCATGATGCTCTGCTAAAATCTGATGGTATTCTTTTTTAGAAGAATCCGTTTGTTGTTCTGCAGCAGTTTTATGAGCAATATAAGAATTGTAATGAGCAACGGAAGCTTCTTTGCTTCTACCCTTTGGATTTGTTACATAGGTAGTTTTAGCAAGCTCCGCTCTCATACTATTTAGAAATTCTTCCGATAGCATGTTATTTTACTTCAGGAGTTGCTTTCTTATTATACAGTTCAGAAGCTAAAGATACCTTGCGCTCATCCAAAACAGCGTTGATCTTCTCTGTCATAACACGAGTAAACGTGGTATTAGCCTCGGAAGCCTTTCCATTGGCTAAAGCTTTAATTATTGAAGTAATATCATTGCTCATATATAACATCTATTTATAGATTTTACTCCCTGAAGATTAGTTCTGAGGTGGTGGTCCTGCTGGGGCTGGGTTTGAAGTAGCCTCAATTTCAGCCAGTCTCATTTCTTCCGCATCCTGGGCCGAACCATCCTGGGTCATTTCGACATCCATCATCTCCATGTCCTCATCCGTCTGACGTAGGATATTACGACGAACCCATGTATCCGAGAAGTATTTGCCAATGAATGGCTGTGCAGCATTCAGGAGTTCAATACGCCCAGTAAGGACTTCAGCTTCTTTTAACTCGGTAAAGTAATTGTCCTGACGGAAGTCAACCGTCATATCCTCACGAATCTGTGGCCAATCTTCTTCCGTAATGATGCCCTTGAGCATCAATTGTGTATGAAGTAGATCAAAGAACATAATCGAAAACTTCTTCCGAAGACGGTCGACAAACTTCTGGAACTTGACCTCATCACGTGAAATCTCTGTGGTTCTACCAAGGCTGAATGGAGTTTCCGGCTCCATACGACCGATCGGTACATTGAGGCAACGGTAGAGTTTCTTTTGAAAGAATAGAATGTCGTCGATCTGACTTAGGTTCTCTCCACCCGGAAGTGTAGAGATTTCGGTGCCACGACCACCTTCACGGCGCGGAAGCCAGAAGTCTTCGAGCATCGACATATGCTTACGATCGTCACGGATTTCACCAGTTGATGCATCATATACCAGCTTGTTGCGGTACTGATTCATGATGGTACGCATATATTCTTCCGCCTTACCCTTTGGAAGATTGCCTACGTCGATGTAGAAAATACGGCGTTCCGGAGCACGTGCAAGACGATAGATGACCAATGAGTCTTCCATCATGCGCAGTTGATTCACGGGCTTGATTGCCTTATGAAGCGGAGATAGAACACGCTTGCGAGTTGAATCAAGAATACCGGATGGCACATAACAGATTGCATCCTTATTAATCTTGAGACCAATATCCGACTTCTGAAGACCGCCATCCTGATAGAGGTAATACTCATCAAGATTCTTAATGATTTTTGCACCAGTATTAACGTCAATTTCTTCTTTAATCTCACGGACCTTACGGATACGGAGTGCATCAACTGCACGAAGTTCTTGAATACCTGCATCGGGCTGAGTTTCATCAATGATCATATGATAGAACAAGCGTCCATCAACGTACCATCTGCGGAATATATCCTGACCGTTATTACTAAAATTGAGTAATTTGCAGAGATGATCAAACTCTCCACGAATTAGTTTCTTAATTGACGCTGGCTGTTCCAGACGGTCCAAGTTAAGGTGTGCTGGAGCATCATCATGGTCTCCAACGATTGCTTCATTTACAATATCGTCAATTGCCTGGTCGCACTCGGGCTGTTCAGCTGCAATACGATACTTGCGGATTAGATCGACATCCGTCTTTGCTGCATCTCCATCAAGGTCGAGATACTGACCGTAATAACCTCCGGCGGCAATCGCAGTGGAACCATCTTCTTGCGTAGCTGGTACGAAAGACGCTGGCTGTTCTGCAATTCTCTTGCGTTTCTCAGCATCGCTGAGTTTTTCAAATTTCCATCCGAAGAATTCCATATTATATGTAGGGGTTGAATAAAGTGGGGGAGGAGTCCCAATGGCCAGCCTCCCCCACTGTCTTATTTATTCAATTTTTCGAAAAGGTATTAAGTAGTAATACCGCTAGCTTCCCAGTATGTCATCTGGAACTCAACACCGAATTCTTCGATGGTGTTTTCTGAATCGTAGCTGAGGTCGATAGCTGACAGAGCGGTTGGGAAACAGCCACGCATGTCGTAGCGTTTAACAACTGAGCCCGTCTTATCGAGTTGGTCAACGATTGCGTCGCGCATATACTGAGTTGGATTTGTGAATCCAACGTTTGCTGTATGGGCGTTCATTCCGTTCATCCAACGTTCAAACGAGTTACGAACCTTGAAGTTCGTATCGTTAATGACTGTGATTCCCCAGGCTTCAAACGAGCGGTCACCAGCTAATTGAAGCTGACGGCCACGGAAAGGAACCGTGATTGGGGAGATGATTGAGCTTGGAAGCGATGTGGCTTTGACCATGAAAGAGGTCAGTTCTACATCACCTTGAGCGTAGCTTGGGAAAGACATAGTAACTTGAAATAAGTTATTACGTGCTCCACCGCCAGACAGTCTGGCTTTGAAATCGTTAATTGCAAGATTAGGCATATTATTGTTCTCCTATGTTATTTATTAGAGGTTTGGAGTACCAGAAGAGCCAGTACCAACAACTTCGGAGAAGCTTACGCCCGTACGAGTAGCGATAAAGCTCAGGGTGATGAAGTTAATCGCATGAGCTGGCTTGACGTAGATGTCAGCACGGAATTCATTGCGATCAATAATGTCACCGGTATTGTTAGAGCTATCGCAGACTACCCTGAAATCGGTAATACCACGACGGCCCTTTACATCACGGAGATAAGGTTCAACTGCACCACGGAATGAGGCGCGCGTGAATTCATCATTGAGTTCGAAGAGTTGAGCTTTACCAGCAAGGCCGATAGCTTTCTCAAGAACAAGGAAGAGACGACGTACGTTAATACGGTCGAATGCGGAAGGCTTTACCTGAGCGGTCTTATCTCCGTAGAGCATTGGACCAGTTCCTGGGAAGCTTACGATTGGATTGATACCCAGTTTATAGAGAGCATCGCGATCAGCAGCAATTGGGTTATAACCAAGCTTTGTTACGCCGAGGAGAAGACCACGGGTAGCACCGGCTGGAGAGAACCAAGCATCAGCAACTGTATCGGTACGTGCGCAAAGACCAGCAATGTGGCCAGCAGCAGTGATCCAGCTATAAGCGTCGCTATATTTGTCATACATCTTAACTGCAGTAGAATCCTTAACGATGTAAGAGCTTCCTGCAACTTGATTGAAGTATGTGATTACCGCATCAGCTGGAGATGCACCGAGAGATGTTTCAACCGGAGCAGAGATGAATCCAACGATGTCTCTACGCAGTTCTGCAAGAGCGATAACTGCATCAGCAACGGTATGTGATCCAGTAGCATCACCAGCGGTGAATACCAGATTTACGTCAACTGTTTCAGCATCATTGAATACTGCAAGAGCGGTTACAGTATTACCAGCAGTCACTGCTACATCAACGCCATTGGCCAGAGTATACTCAAGAGCGGTATCGGATGTGGTGTATACTGCATCGGTTTCGATTGCGTCACCAGCACCAAGTGTGCCAGTTGTGGCATTCAACTCGGATGGATGATTCAACCACCAAATGTAGTTAGAACGAGCATTAATTGCTGTTTGATAATATTGTGAAGTACCATCAACTGCAACTGCGTCTGATGCGAGGGAGAGGAATGCGAAGCGTTCCAGAACTGTTCCTGCTGTTCCCGAGAAATGGCCCAGGCTGTCGATAACGACAACGTGAACTTCGTCGAGAGTAGCTCCAACACTTGCTGCAGAAGCCGAAGTTCCTGGAGCAGAATTAAATAAACCTGAGTAAGCCCATGCGGCCTGGCCCGAAGTACCATCGAATGCGTCGCCTGCGGTGCAGATTTCGACAGCAATAGAATTTCCAAGTGCACCTGGGCAACGAGCTGCCCAAACACTAGCACCGCTACCACCTAGATCAATATCATTTTCGTATGATGTGGCATTCTTAATGAGAAGACCGCTTCCTGCCGACGTAGCATTTTTGCTAGAGGCATTGAGAGCACGGGAAACTTTAAGATTGCTTGAATACTTCAGATATGAAGCTGCGGTGAGGAATGAACGAGCTGTGGATGCATCTGGAGTTCCGAATGTAAGAGCCAATTCTTTTTCAGAACTGACAGTACGGATCTCTTCGACTGGACCCCAGCGGAAAGAACCAGCATAACCACCAATAGAGGTAGAAACAGCTGGTACGACGTTGGTGAAGTCAAGTTCTTGGACTTGAACTCCGGGGGAAACGAGAATACTCATAGTTTGCGAGTGTTGGATGTTAAGGAAACATAATACGGATTTTCAGTACATCTATTTATAAATAGCTGCTTTTAGAACATTCCGGTTGTAACTGATGACGTCCAGAGCTCTCCGCCTTCCACGGTATACTGGGGCTTTGAATCTTCGATTGAACTAAAAATACCCACAGGAACAAGTTCGTCCTCGATGACTTTAATTCTATCTGAATACAACATCTGTTTAAGATCAATGTTTGACATTTGAACAAACATATCCGTTGCAACAAACCAGGAGAAAAGTACTAACGTCATAACCATATCATCATGATTGCCGTCGGATGCTTCATAGGAAGATCCATCAGCTTCAAATGTACTTAATTCTGAAATCATATCTGGATCAATGATTGTCAGTTTCTTTTGTTCAATAAGATCTTTTAAATTAGAACATCCAATCCGTTTTGTTTTCTTGGTTGTTGTGATTCCAATTGCACCCGTCTTTACGCTAGATTCCACATACATATTCTCGTATTCTAGATCATAATAGAGACCATTACACACCACGGATCCCTGATCGTTCGATTCAATAATCAGATAGGCATTATTATAGGTCTTTGCATATTTCCAAATAACATCTGGAAACAGCAGTGGAGACATTAAATTGTCGCGAAAAGTAGCAACGGTACGAAATGGCTGTTGCGATATATCAAATACCGTAAAGGTAGAATAATCCTGACCTCTCCCTTTTGCCACATCCACCGTCATAATGTAGTTATGATCGCTCACTGGTTTCTCATATACATTTACTTTATTCTGGGAATAGACTGGATTCTCCGCTTTCATTGCAAGTAAATTCTCAGCGTTAATCAACGTTGATCCCGTACCATGGAATGAGTTGCCGTATTCCTGTTCAAACTGTAACGGAGATGTATTGGCAATGGTCTGATTCTTCCACTTCTCATCGCGACCAGGAACGTCGAACCAGTCCACACGAAACGGTTTGTATTCACTGACTCCCTGCACTGCACTTTCCCAGAGACGGTGGAACGTATTACCCACACCGTTTGCCGTAGAAGTAATAATGACCTTTGACGTGGTACCCGAGGTAATTACCGGGTACGTTGAGGTGTAGAAGGTTGCTGCATTTTCAACGAAGGCAAATTCATCCAGAAACAGAAGGTTAATGGAGAGACCGCGGATCGAAGAACCTGAGGTCGCCGCAGCAATAATGCGAGAGTTGTTACTCAATTCAATCGACCCTTTATTCAATGCCCGGCAACCAGGTTGTAGAAAGAATGGTAGGTTTTCGAGGGCAAGTGTAATACGTGCCAACATTTCACGCGCCGTTGAGCCTTTATTTGCAAGGACTGCAATGGTTTTGTCGGGCTGGAATAAGGCGTACCAAAGAATGTAAATGACGGATGAAATGGACTTACCCGACTGACGACACGCAAGAACAATAGAAAATCTATTATCATTGAAATGACTAAACATTTTTTCCTGATAAGAATAAGGCGTGAATGGAACCAAACCTCGATCCAGAGAAATTACTTTGACATAGGTCTTTGCAAAGTAAACCGGGTCCTTCATGCATTTGAGGTATTCGCTTACTTCGGTTTTTGTGAACTGTTGTTGAACACCATCACGCTTGACCTGTGGGTTACCTAGGTAACCCATCTCAGCATTTTTAAGATGCATCTGTGACATTTTTTTCCAGTGTCTGAGAGATTAAGTGCTTCTGAAGATCAGTGACTGATCCCAGAAATAAATTGTTATTGGTAACTCCAGTTGCAGCAGGAGCCTCATTCTTTTCTTTCTTCTTAATCTCTTTCTTTTGTTTCTGAAGCGCCATCAATTTATCCGTCATATCTGAAGTATTCTTGAGCATAATACTCAGAACTTCAAATGCACGTGGATGCTCGGATTGTAGTGCAAGTTCCATCATACCTTCAATGGCATTATTTGACTTATCCACAAGATCCTTATAGGTCTTGCGGGAGAACTCGTAGTCATCATCAATTTCCCTTTCCGCCTTTGCTTCTATAGCGACTGGTGGTAAAGGCAAAGGGGGCGGAAGATTTTGTTCCAGCTTTTTGAGTAATTCTTCGCTTTTATTCATAATAAAATGAGGTCTTTACCCAGGGTTATTAAACCCAAAATCCGTTTTCGTTTGTATAACCGTATAGTCCTCAGGAGTATCTTCGATGGATCCCAATGTTGTATGGATATTAACGTCGGTTTTTTCAAAATCATTCGTGATAAAATCTACGTCAGTGTACTTAATAATAGATCTACGAGAGATAGGTCCATAGAAACGAATACGGGCTTCGAAATCCAGGGTATAGATGATTGCTCTGCGTGTCGTAAAGTCACCTTCATACGTATCTTCCATCGTCACGTTGGTGAGAACAAATGGAACATCCGTCGTCACATTGGACGAATCTAGTTCTTTTACCGTAACGGTATATTCAGGTTGAAAATAAGGAAGAATCTGTTCCATCACCTGAAGTGCGTCATCCTGATTCTTTGCCATAATAGAAAGTTGGAAGTTCATTCTATACGGAGCAAAAGTGCGTACAATATGTTTGGTCAATGTATCGCCAGCATCCATTGAGGTTACGACATTATTACGATTCAACTTAGTAGTTGCATCATATACCATAGTGGTAATTTCAAATGACATGCGGGGTAACTTCATTGCAATTTTATTGCCCTGAAGATCTTTCTGCTCATCGAGACGCTGAAGGAACTTTGCCTTGGGTCCATACGCAAGTGGAACCCGGATCGAATGGATAACTTTACCCGTTTGATCCTTGCGGATGATATTGATATTGTTAAATATCGTTCCGAAGACCGTTACGATCCTACGGATATGAGCGTGATAAAAGTGTCCGCTTGTCATAGATTAATTACCAAGTATCATTGGACCACGCAATACGTTTCCAAATATCATTGGTGCCATCCGAATAAGTGTCGAAGCAATAGTAGATATATCCTGATCCAAATACCACACTTCCAATCGCATCACCTGCAACACCCTTGCTTGTTGTCGGAATACCATCTGTTGGATATACTGAGGCTCCGTTAGTTTTAAATACCCAATGTGCATTACCCGCGCCTAGTCCTAAATCACCGGTCGCGGCAATATTGTCATATCTTAGAGGCGGCGTGCCGGAAACATAAGTAACTGTGCTAGTTACATCTGTTGAATAAACGGGTCCTGCACTCTCAAATGTTTGAACATTAAAAACAATATCATTAGCAGGAGTGGCTCCGCCTGGAAAAGTTGTTCCGGGTATTGTTAAGTCGTAATCATCGGGACCATACCCGCCCGCGCCCGCGGCAACACTCATGTCGAGAATGGTATTGTCTGGAAGAACGGTGAATGTTAAAGTCGTTGCTCCGTAGGTCACGGGAACAGCCGTAAAGGTTGTTGGTAGATAATTCCAACTTACAGCTGGAAGCGATGCCTTACCAGTTGTTCTAAATGTCCAATTTTTAGTATTTGTATTAGTGCCGATAACAACGTTGCCACCATTCTTTTCAATTTTAACAAACTGATCGTCATCGCCCAGATAAATGTCGGTAGTTACAGAATTGCCCGAGATTAAATGTACGTGACTATGTTCCGAACTATTAATACCATTATTAGTTATGGTAGCAAAAGTACCTGCGGGCAGTGCATTGTATTCAAAATTATAATGCAATGCTGGATCTCCTGGAGAGCCACCTTGATATGTTCCTTCAACAGTGGTTAGCGTAAAAGTAAATTCAGTGATGCTGCTATTAGCAGGTATGGTCCAGGTGACCGTTTCAGCAATAGGTCCTGTGGTTCCGTCGAAAACCACATTACCAGTGAGAGCCCGACCCAATGATTGTTGTGTTACGCCGGTACCAGTAATTTCATAGTTGACTGTTCCCCAATAAGCTCCGCCTGAAAGCTGATTAACGGAAATTGTAATTGGACTGCCATACACAATATAACCACTTGAAGTGACGGACCATGTCGATGATGTGGGACGAATTACTAAACTTTGTCCAGCAGCTGCTCCGGGTGGGGTAATTACAATTGTGGTAGCCGTATCTGTTATATTGGCACCTTCGGGAAATGTGAGTTCACCCGTAGCATTAAGTATAACTTCATAACTGCCATTAATTAATCTATCTTCCGTTGCACGCGTTCCTTGAGCACCAGTAATACCTTGTGATCCTTCAATACCTTGGATACCTTGCGAACCCTCAGTTCCTTGAGTACCTTGTGATCCTTCAATACCTTGGATACCTTGCGAACCCTCAGTTCCTTGAGTACCTTGTGATCCTTCAATACCTTGAATGCCTTGTGAACCCTCAGTTCCTTGAGTACCTTGAGAACCTTCAATACCCTGTGTTCCTTGTGATCCTTCGATACCCTGTGCTCCTTGAATACCTTCGGTGCCCTGTACGCCTCTTGAAGAATATAAAACCCAAGCATCAGTATTTAAAGAAGGATCAACATAAATTGCTCCGCCATCCGCAGGTATGGCAATACAGATGTAAGTATTTCCATTTAGTGGAGATACGACAATCATATTTGGAGTATAAGTTCCTGCAACCCAATTTCCAATAAAGTTTAAAATTGTACCTTCGATTCCTTGAATACCCTGAGTACCTTGCGATCCCTCAATACCTTGGATACCTTGTGCACCTTCTGTACCCTGAGTTCCTTGTGAACCTTCGGTGCCCTGTGCACCTTGTGAACCTTCGGTGCCCTGTGCACCTTGAACCCCTTGTATACCTTGCGCCCCCGTTTGCCCTGAGAGAGAAACATAAACACCAGCTTGCGTCTTATAACCAGGATTTGACGAATCTGTAATAGTTGCAACAAGAGTTCCATCTGCAGAATTATACGAAGTAATTAAAATGTGTTGTACTATACCATCTTCGTCCGGCGCCCATACAGATAATACTTGTCCAGCAGACCATTCCATTCCGGCAGATGATGGACCATTGTAGGAACTGTCTACGGCTTGAAAATAATAATCTCCCGCCAAGAATAACGTATTAAGTAAAGGCTTAAAACCTTGAATACCCTGTGTACCTTGAGCACCTTCTGTACCCTGAGTTCCTTGCGATCCCTCAATACCTTGGATACCTTGTGAACCCGAACCTTCAGTGCCTTGGATACCCTGCGAACCTTCAATGCCCTGTGTACCTTGCGATCCGTTAGATCCCACGAATCCTGCAGTACCTTGAATGCCTTGTGAACCGGAACCAGTAGCACCTTGCAGACCCTGAGCTCCGGTAATACCCTGCGAGCCCGTGATACCTTGCACGCCCTGAATGCCTTGTATACCTTGTACGCCCTGCGCCGCGCCTAGGTTATACAGTTCTGTAAAATTGGCATTGGCCTTTATGAAGGCTGCACGAATTGTGTCACCTGTTTTATCGTTGGCGACTGTTCCTGTTAAAATAGTTTGCTTTGCCATGTTATTGAGTATCGGCTGTTAGTGTTGTAGAGTCTGCAAAAATTCCCGTTGAATCTGCACGATAAGATGAATTTGTTATAACCACGGCTGGGACTGATGCGCCAACCTCGCCGAATGGATTGTTTTCGCTAAAATCAATGATTCCGGCAGCATCATTTTCAAATTCGTAATTTTGTGCACCTTCAGCATTGTTCTTGAATGTAAGATTTTCGCTTTGAGTATCGATATCGTATTTTTTCGTGATGCTCCATTCAGCGCCACTCGTGAGTCCCACGAGTTTATCAAATTCATGTTCAGTTACTCCGAATTCGCTATAGCTACCGCTCGTTGCGGTAATCTCACCTAGTGCAACACGAAGTTCACTGGCTGGATTTGTTGGAATAAGACGATCAAAGCGAAGTACTTTTCCGTAGATGGCAACCTCAGGATATATTCCAGCTGCAGGAGATAGAACCTGCTTTACCTTTTCTCCGATTGTAAATGGAATATCATTCGAATTATCAATTGCAAAGAAGTATTCAGTTGCAAACTTAGTCTGAAGAACATCGATTTCTGCAATGCCAGTATCGATCGCTTCATCCGAGTATTCGAAGAGCTCGCAACGCATCTTGTAGACTGGTACGTTTGAGAGTTGGTAGAATGGAGATTTATGCTCAACAAACTTAATCTCAAAGAAAGAACGAGTGAGTGGGAAGAACAATAGATCACCTTCATTTGGACGTCCCGAAACGATCTCATTATTATAGAGACCCACTAGCTTTTCCCATTGGCGTTTCGAAACCACAAATGTTGCAGAGTCACGAATCTCAAGACCAAACTTACTAAAGAATGTACCATCTCCATCAAAGCCATCCACATTTTCAAGGTACATTTCAATCATGTACGCCTCACTGAATTTAGATTCAATATCTTCATCCAGAATCATATCCCGAGAAATCATGCTGCGGGGCATATAATACATTTCATGCCCATAAATCTTTAGAGCCTCTATTACGAGGTCCTCGTAAAGATTCTGTTCAGACTTTGCGCCCTGAGAAAAGTAAACGTTGCGGGGCATATATTAGCCAATAAGGAAGTCGACCGGTTTGGCATACTTGAGTTCCATATCCGCCTCAAGCTTTTCAATTTCTGCATTTGCGTCCTCAAGAATCTTCATGCCATTCATCGTCACTCCACCCGGAAGCTGCATGCCTTCAAACTTGCTCATATTCTGACCCCACTGACGTTTGATCAATGCAGTTGAATATTTCTTGAGGAACATATCGTTATAGACCTTTGTGAATCCAGTAGGATCAATCGTCTCGTATCCCTCAATAATAATCCAATCTCCAAGATAAAGCTGCTGTGAAAAATCAACGTCAATAAACATACGGTTCATGTGACGATTAAAGCGAATCGGAGGAACACCATTCAGAATCATATCCAGCATTTCGAGAAATTGGCGAGTCTCAACGTAATTCACCAAAGCTCCAGCGTATTGAAGATCGTATACGTCATTCAAATGCATTTGGTAACGTGCAGACCACATTCCAGATGAATTTGATGAGTTGTTTGTGAGAGGGAATACGCGAGTTACAAAAAGACAACTATCTGGAAGATCCACGTATTTGTTATCAATGATCGGCTGTGTCACCTGGACCTTGCGATACGTTTTGAGGGTTGCATCCATATGATACTCATTCCAGAATTGGAATGCCTCATCGATACGGTCATTCACCTGATCGTCGTCCACGTTAATCTCCAGGACCGGTGCTCCCAGGTTACGCAAACAGTAGTCGATGAGATTTTGTCTAGATGATGGTGCAGCCATAGATCATCTATTTATATGTTTTTACCACTTACTCTTTGCCACCTTATAATTACGGCTTCAGAGCTTTTAATTCATTCTTCAACTCATCTACTTTATCACTAAGAGCTTTAATAGCTTCTATTAGAACTGGTGTAAAGCGCGAATAGTCAATTGAATCTGGCTTTCCATTTTTATATCCCACCACGCTTGGTAATACTCGTGCTACGTCTTCAGCAATGACTCCATGTTCCCGAGACTTGTGACCGTCTTTTCTATCGTAGATTACTCCATTCAGATTTTTAATTAAATCGATCGCGTCTTCGATCGGAGTAACATTCATTTTGTATGCAATGGATGATGTGGCATTGAAGCCACCAGCAGTAACACTACTAAATGTCACTGAACTGTTTGTATTTAAAGATTGATCGGCTCCGGGACCTGCACTGCCCTGCGTGCCTTGAGCACCAGGACTGCCATTCGTGCCATTCGTACCGTTCGTACCATTTTGACCTACTGTGCCCTGAGCACCATTTTGACCATTTGTCCCGTTTGTGCCATTCGTACCGTTCTGTCCTGCCGTACCTTGAGCGCCCGTGACACTTGCTCCATTTGTGCCTGCAGTACCCTGAGCACCATTACTACCATTTGTGCCAGCGGTACCCTGAGCACCATTACTACCATTTGTGCCAGCGGTACCCTGAGCACCATTACTGCCGTTAGAACCAGCAGCGCCTTGAATACCATTCGTGCCGTTTGTGCCGTTACTACCGTTAGAACCAGTAATACCCTGAATTCCTTGAGCGCCATTAGATCCAACAGCACCTTGCGCACCCTGGATGCCCGTACCAGTTAAACCTGATGTTCCCTGAATTCCTTGACGGCCTTGAATACCTTGAGTTCCTTGGAGACCCATAGCAGCGTACTCTCCGTTTATGCCTTGAATTCCTTGAATACCTTGGACTCCTTGAAGACCTTGAATACCTTGAGTTCCCTGAGAACCAGTAATACCTTGAATGCCTGCAGAACCGGAAAGATCATCAACGTAAATATAACTCGCTCCGCTCCAAATATACAATTTAGAGTTATCCGGATCTTCTACGTTGTAGGTATTAATTAATGCAAATTGACCAGCAATGATTCCACTCGGAGACGAATCCGCAGCGAGCGCTGCAACTGAGGCATATATTTTGGCAATCGTAAAAGCAAGACCCACAGTACCCTGAGTTCCTTGAGAACCCTGAATGCCCTGCGTACCCTGCACACCTTGGAGACCTTGAATGCCCTGACGGCCCTGGCTACCTTGTGTACCAAATGTGCCTTGAATTCCCTGAAAACCTTGAATACCTTGTAATCCTTGTGTTCCCTGCGTGCCTTGTACTCCCTGAATGCCCTGAGTTCCTTGAGAGCCGACTGATCCTTGAGTTCCCTGAGAACCAAATAATTCATCATCAACCGGAATAATTGCTGGAAGAGCCGCTGTTGCAAGAACCGCAGTACTTGAAGTTGTTGATCCAACACTATTCGTGATGACCACGGTATAATTACCAGCATCTCCAGAAACAACTGATGAGATTGTGTATTGAGGAGAAGTTGCTCCTACAATTGTACTACTACTCTTCTTCCATTGATATGTCGGAGAAGTGCCATTGCTCGTTGCAATAACTGAAAATGTGACTGAATCTCCTTCATATGCTGTCTGCCCCGATGGTTGTGCAGTAATGACGGGTGCAGTGAGTGCATTGACCGTCAACGTAGCGCTGCTGGAAGTCACGCTTCCAGCCTCATTTGTAACCGTAACGGTATACGATCCAGCATCTGCTGTTACTGCGGATCCTACAATGTAGACCGGCGCGGTTGCGCCGGATATTTCAACGGCAGCTTTCTTCCACTGATATGTAATAGTTCCACCACCACTCGCAACTACGTTGAACGCTGCAAGACCCCCAACAGAAACTGTTCTGCTGGTAGGTTGAGTTTCAATTGATATAGGTGTAACAGCCATGCAATAGAGTGGGTTACTCTATTTATTATTTAGAATTAGATGTCAACAGCAATAGGCTCGCTGGTCGGTTTTAACGGCTCGACAATAACCTTTCCGTCATCATCAGTCCATTCAGTATCAAGCATATGTTTGTCTTTACGTTCACCAATTACCATCCAAGAAATTTCGTCTGTGCATGTAGAATCTTGAGCTTGAATTGTGAGAATATTACCTGTGACTTTTCCACGAATCGCAGTCCAACCGCTTTCGTTAGTCGTAAAGCATTGAACTTCACGGCAGAGAGCTTCAAAGGTGCCTTCTGTCATCTTGGCGGCAGTGTCAATATTAACGGATGCAGAACCGTTTACTAGTGTTACTTTACCACGATAAATAAGATCAGCCTGTGGACCTTCGATAAATGAGTGAACAAGTTCGTGTGTTTCGGATTTTGAAGGTAGTGGATGTTCAATACGGAATGAACCTGAGCCTTTGGAGAGTGCTCCTGCGGTGGTAATACTCTCATTTGTTGAGTACACTTTTCCGCCTGAAACCGTAATAGAAGAATAGAGCGCTCCAACTGGAGTTGTGATAGTATTGTAGATTGTTGGCGCATAACTACAATCAATTAATCTCCAATAAATAGTTCCAGCATAACCGTTGCTGTTGAATTTTATATATACAGCGTGCTCAGAACCATCAGCTCCTTCTACTCTTACTTCAGCAAGAGATGCGCTATAACTCTGTCTGCGACAGTTAATTACAGCTTGTGCTGCATAATAAGTTGTTTTTACATCAATTTCAAATTGTTCTTCCGAAGAATTTGTTCCGTAAAAGCCTTTAATCTGAAGCTGACCAGGAGATGGAATTCCGCAAATTTTTACCCATTGTGTACCGGAGGTGGCTATAGATCCTAAAGTATATTGTTGCGAATTAAAGTAGCCGCCAGTTATAAATGCTGCATTTAAAGATAAAGTGCCGCTGCTGTTGATGACGGCGCGAGTGGAACCATTGGTTACAAAATTCATTCCACCGCTCGATAATTTATTTTCAAACGCAGCGTTACCTGAGCCGTCAATACCAACAGTTACCGTGCTAGAATTGGTTGAAGACTTAAACGCTAAAGTGGAAAAAGTTTGAGTAGATTCAAGTAATGCAACATCCGCAGCAGCGGTATTATAGATATGAAGCCGATTGCTCGGACTCGTCGTTCCAATGCCGACTGACCCATCCGCTTTAATGATGGCTCGCGTTGTAGAACCACCAGCAGCAAATACAATGTCATTCGCCGCACGGATACCCAACGAGGTGTTTGAACCAGTAGACGTGCAGCTCGCGGAACCAATGATTCCGGTATCGCCGTTGTAGCGATAGAAATTATTGGTAGAAACATTTGTGCTACCAGCTATGTCTAGATTGTAAGCAGGACTCGACGTTCCAATGCCGACGTTGCCCGCTGGCGTAATTGCCAACGCATTTACCACACCACCAGAATAAGTCTTGAATTGATGCGCTACCGAGCCGCTACCAGAAGAATAATACGAGATGAGTTGAGTCGCGGAACTGCTTCCTGTATTGTTGATGTAAGCGTAATCAGCATTTGCGCTATCCCAAAGCTGTATTGCACCACCTGATCGAGCACCGATGTTACCCGTCACCGCGAGTCCGGTGGAGGAGAGGGTAGCAATCGTTCCGTTAGTCGAACCCGTTGGCCGAAACTGTAATTCACCCGCTCCAGTCGAGCCAAGGATTGATGGTATTCCAGCTCCGTATGCACCACCCCATGTCAGCAAATCCGTATTGTCTAGTCGAACCGTGGTAAATCTTCCCGTGCTCGGCGTCGTGGCTCCCACGGTTCCGTTAATGTTGATTGAATTAACACCAGTAAAAGTATTATTTAATCCAAGAATTGATGCACCGCTGATACCCTGAGTTCCCTGTGCACCCGTCACACTCGTTCCAATTGTACCTTGACTACCAGTAATACCTTGTGCTCCAGTAATACCTTGAATACCCTGTGTACCTTGTGATCCAGTAATACCTTGAACACCCTGCGTACCCTGTGCTCCGACCGTACCTTGGCTACCAGTGATACCTTGAATACCAGCGGATCCGGATAGGTCATCAACAAAGATATAACTTGATCCATTCCAGATATACAACCTTGAATTTTCTGCATCCTCCACATTTGTTGTATTAATGAGTGCAAACTGTCCCGCAACAATTGATGTTGGAGCTGTATCTGCGGTCAATGCGGCAACAGAGAGATACGTTTTTGCAATGGTAAAGGCAAGACCAGTAATACCCTGGACTCCTTGAATACCTTGAGCACCTTGGATACCCTGGACTCCTTGAACACCAGCATTGACTGCGTACCAGGCACCTACTGAATTATTCCAGGTCCAGCTTCGTGAGCCCGAGGTGTGTACCTGATTTGGTGAGGGTGATGTTGGAAAGTCAAGTGCCATAAGAGTATTTATTATTTAGATTCGAGAGCGGCGATGCGGGCGCGGAGAGCATCATTATCTGCTTTAAGTTCTTGGAGAGCTTTAACAGTAACGGACAGAATTGCATCTATGCGAAGACTCTGTATTTGATTTTCTTCATCTTTTGCGCCTTGAGCACCAGACGGAATTACTTCTTGAACTTCGTGAGCAATGAAACCTTCGCGGATAATTCCATCAGCTTTAAACAGTTCTTTATAATCAGTGTATTCATAGCTAACTGGGCGCAACTGCATCACACGATCAAGTCCTGATGCTGTTTGTGTTGTGACATTCTTTTTGATCCGGTAATCAGATGACGTTGCAATGTTTCCGATGTTGGTTCCGTCAACCCACAAAGCCGCAGAACCTGTCCACTGGAAGTTAAATTTGTTGCTTTGATAAGCACCACCCGTACCAGCGTGGGAAGTAAGTCCATCCGTAGCCAACGATCCGTTCACTGTTAGCTGCGATGATTGCACAACCGTAGTCGTTCCCACCAGCATATTACCGTCACCATATATGCGCACCTTTTCAGTGCCACCAGGCAAGAATGCAAGATAACCGGGTCCACCGAACTGCATACCAGAGACACCCGCAGAAGTAGTCGAGAGCACGGTTTGGTCGAGCTTAAAGTTCCAAGCACCATAACCAAGGAAATAATTTCCGTCGTTCGGCAAGGTAAACGCCAACATGGTCTGCAAGTTGTAGTTACCGTATGACGCAATGTTCATGGCTGCAACTGGCCAGTCATGAGTTTCAGTTGGAGATGCCGCTGTACCATCGAAGTTACGGAACCATGAAACTCCTCCCTTGACCTCAAACTTGTATTCGGGACTTGTCGTGCCAATGCCGACGCTGCCGTTTTGCTTTATTACCATCTGTGTAACAAGACCTGTTGCGGCAGTATTGTGAGCGACAGTTTGGAATTTAAAAGAATCGGATGATACTCCATCAAAGTCTAAACGTAAAATAGCATCGTACGTTCCGCTATTCGACAGCCGTATTCCATCACCAAAAACATCTAATTTATTCAACGGTGCAGTTGTCCCAATGCCGACGTTGCCTGTTGAAGTGATACGCATCCGCTCGGTTTGTGAGTCAACGCTTGTATTTCCAGTGGTAAACGTAATCCCATCATAACCGCCAAGACACAAAACGTTTCCAGCTGCGCCGTATGCGCCAGCAGCGCCACGCCAAATTGCAACGTTGGCACCTGTTGAGGTAACATCTCCCAAAGACAATAATCCGCGATCATTAGCATTACCTAGTTTTGCATTACCATAAACTTGCAAAGTTGCAGAAGATAATAAAGTAACAGGACTCGCTGTCCCAATGCCGACGTTGCCAGTCGAAGTGATGGTCATGGCTTGCGAATTTGAACCATAAACCCAAGTCCAGCCCTTACCGCTTGGAACATAATGGCCGATGTAATCTCCTGCCCCACTTAATGTAGCATTAACATTTGCTATGGTATAAGCAGCACCAGAACCAGACCAACCAGGAGCCGAAAACCCTATGGTTCCTTGACTGCTAGAACTAGTAAAGTTTCCGGTAGTAGTAGTTGTACCCGCCACTGCAATTCCACCGCTACTATTAATATCATTGATAGTCAAAATAGTGTTCGTACCGCTTGAAAAAAGCATTTTTTCAGCTGCACCTACATCAAATCTAATCTGAGAAGTTGCAGGAAAATCTACATTCAAGGTTCCTCTAATTGCGTCAGTAAGACGCAATGCTGTTGCTCCAGCAGAACCGGACTGAACATGAAACCTTACAGCTGGGCTCGTTGTACCAATACTGACGTTGCCGCTACTGTCGATTCGCATACGTTCGGTAGAAACCGTACCGAATTTCATATTGCTCGATGTATCTACCGTTAACCAACCTTTTTCAACGACATTTGCATTATTAACCCATTGAATAAATGCACCTTCCGCATCCGCTACGGCCTGACGGAGAATAATTGCTCCTGTTGTCGCAGCAGCGTTTTGCATGAAACGGCTATTTCCGTTTACATCTAATGTTGCCCCAGGACTCGCAGTCCCAATACCCACCGACCCACTACTCGTCGCAAAAGTGGCTCCTCCCGTGCTGCTCAGCGTTGTAAACGCATTTGTTCCAGTAAAGGTATTATTGGTTCCAAGAATTGATGCACCGCTAATACCTTGAATACCCTGGATGCCTTGTGTTCCTTGAGTGCCTTGAGATCCAGTAATACCTTGTGTACCTAGAGTTCCTTGAATGCCCTGTACGCCTTGCGATCCAGTGATACCTTGAATACCAGCAGAACCTGATAGATCGTCAACAAAAGTATAGGCGGATCCGGTCCAAATATACAATCTTGAATTCTCTGCATCTTCTACATTTGTTGTATTGATGAGGGCAAACTGTCCCGCCACAATGCTCGTCGGCGACGTGTCGGCAGTGAGAGCAGCAACGGAGAGATATGTTTTCGCAATGGTAAAGGCAAGTCCGGTAATACCTTGAATACCCTGGACGCCCTGAGTTCCTTGTGTACCTTGGACACCTTGTATGCCTTGAATTCCCTGAGTTCCCTGGATTCCTTGTACGCCTTGGATGCCTTGAATTCCTTGTTCTCCCGCAATACCAGAATTTGCAGATACCCATTGTGATGAGGTACCATCATTATAGTATACCATTAAAATACCATTTGTGGAATCCCACCAAAGATCATTCTCAGAAGGTGATGCAGGCGCAGTATCTCCTGGAGTAATCTTCGTTCCTTTGAGACCTTGAATACCCTGAGTACCCTGAGCGCCATTCGATCCATTAATTCCTTGCGAGCCATCAATACCTTGAATGCCCTGAGCGCCTTGTGCACCATTGGATCCTACAAATCCTGCGGCACCCTGAGTACCAAATGTTCCTTGCGCACCAGTAATACCTTGAACGCCTTGAATGCCTTGAAGTCCCTGCGCGCCTTGAACACCAGCATTGACAGATAACCACGATGAACCATTCCACCGCCAGCTAAGAGCTCCCTGCGAATGAATGTCGTTTGTGCTTGGAGAATTGGGAAATGAAATTACCATTTTAAGTATTTATTGTTTTTTTACAATCGTCTAAACTCAAGGATTAGGGTTGGTAAATATTGTTCGTGAAGCTGTTCGTTCCGCCACCCTGGTTATTAAACGGCGTTGTTGCAGCAGCATTATTTCTTGATGCCATATTTCCAGTGACCATATTGTATGTTGAGCCCGAATCAGCAATAACGTAACTGAGCACGTGCCACGCAAAAGTATTTCCACTAATATTGTTTCCAGTACTTCCAGTAGTCAAACGAACTCCTACTGTTCCGGAACTTTGATTTGTAGAAAGAAATTGATTGCCAGAGATTACGGATCTGACAAACGGACCTTTTACTGATTCTACATTTGCACTATCTGCATACAGAGAATTATTTGTTATGAGGCCCTGGTCCACTGCTCCGCCTGCTCCAACTCCTGTAGATAAAATAGCATTTGTTGATGCATTAATGTGGGAGTTTGACACGCCAAGATGAATACAGTAATCAGCTTGTACGCCATACACCACACCAACCATTAAACATTTATCAATTAAACAGGTTTCCATTGAATCCTTGATCATAACTCCTGTACCGCAAAGATTCATCTGAGATGCTTGAACCACGCAGGCCATGGACTTGTTGGATCCTGCAGTAGCTGCTACTCCAGATTTCTGAAACAGAATACCGGTTCCACCTCCAGCATTATCTCCGCAATATTGATAATTGGATATATTACCACAATGAACTCGATATAGATCTAATCCAATGGCCCAAGTTCCTGCTCCGAAAGGAGAAGCAATTTGCAAATTATCCACACGCAAATTAGCATGAGCGTCATCATTTGCAATTTGTGTTACCTCATATTTAATACACGCCTGAGTGCTCATTACGCCTGGTTGATTCCAGCACGAAAGATTTCTAACTGTTAAACATCCTGCAACCGCAGAATTTGTAATGTTAAAAACACCCTTATTCGTTCCGTATTGTTTTATGATGCTTGTTCCGATTCCGTCTCCCGCAATTGTGAGACCATACATTTGGTTATTTACTCCAAACGTACCAGTTAAAGTCTCTAAAATTTTGTAGGTTCCATGTGGAATTTTTAAAGTAACTCCGCGACCTGCTGCACACGCAGCAGCCAGAGCAGCAGCAAAAGCGCTACTGTCATCAGTGGAGTCGTCTCCAACTGCGCCATAATCTTTTACGTTAAACTCGTCGGGACTCGTCCAATTCACATCCGAACTTGAAGTGATTGTGCCTGAAATTGCTTTGCGCAAACGTCCATACAGTGGTCCTGTTGTGGCAACGCCAAGGCCAGTTGTGCCTTGAGATCCATTCGTGCCCTGAGGTCCAACCATTCCAGAATTTGCACTTACCCACTGAGTGCTATCTCCGTCGTCGTAATAAATCATTAACACCGCGTCGGAAGAATTCCACCAAAGATCATTTACATTTGGACTTGAAGGAGGATTTTCTGAATGTGAAATCTTTGTTCCCTTTAAGCCTTGAATACCTTGCGTACCTTGGATACCCTGTAGTCCTTGAATTCCTTGAGCTCCAGTAGAACCTGTATTACCAGTCGATCCATTACTTCCCTGTGAACCAGTCACACCTTGGATACCTTGAATACCCTGTGCACCGTTTGATCCTACAAATCCTGCAGTACCTTGAAGTCCTTGAAGTCCTTGCACACCCTGCGATCCTTCAGTACCTTGAAGTCCTTGAATACCCTGCGTACCTTGAACACCTTGGCCACCTTGTGCACCTTGAACACCTTGGGATCCCTGTGCACCGTTTGATCCTACAAATCCAGCAGTACCCTGCGCACCCTGCGATCCAATAATACCTTGAAGACCTTGCGCTCCTTGAGTACCCTGAGTACCGGATGTTCCATGAAGTCCTTGAACGCCTTGAATTCCTTGCGATCCTTCAGTACCTTGAATACCTTGAAGTCCCTGAGAACCTTGTGCACCAAGAGTTCCCTGAGAACCTGTGGCACCTTGAATTCCTTGAATACCCTGGAGTCCCTGAGTACCCTGAGCGCCTTGCGTTCCGAGAGCTCCTTGAATTCCCGTGACGCCCTGTGATCCGGTTACGCCTTGAATACCTGCCGCACCGGATAGATCGTCAACAAAGATATAACTCGATCCATCCCAGATATACAGTTTAGAATTCTCTGCATCTTCTACATTTGCTGTATTGATGAGAGCAAACTGTCCTGGAATAATAGATGCGGGTGAAGTGTCTGCAGTTAATGCAGCAACCGAAGCGTACGTCTTTGCAATTGTGAAAGCAAGACCCGTGGCGCCTTGAAGGCCTTGAATACCCTGAAGTCCTTGTGCTCCTTGAGCACCAGAGACTCCTTGTTGGCCATAATTAATCGAGATCCAATAATTACCATTCCACTGCCAGCTTTTACCGCCATAGGTATAAACGTCGTTGAGTGAAGGTGAATTCGGAAATGAAAGTGCCATGATGTATTCTATTTATAACTTAAAAATTTGCAAATTAGTAAGTTATTTCACACAGACTGAATTCTGCTAAACACTCAATATGTTTAGCAGAAGTTTTAAACTAAATTATACCGGAGCGGTATAACCTACTGGAAGGCGTAATGCCATGGGAGTCAGATACTCGATGAGCAATTCAACAAAATGCGCATCAGTTTTATCCCATAATTTAGAGATCATCACAGGAAGCTGAGTACGGATATACGGCTGCCCAGGAGGAATAATAACAGTATCGGCAGAATCCACAATGCGCCATTTGCAATGGCCCGCTTTAAATCCTGTAGTTAGAATGTCAACCTCTGCAATCTCTATTACTTCAATGAATAGAGTATTGCTAAGATTATGTGAGTTTGTTGGTAGTTGTACTTTCATAATTTTACGTGAATACTAATAAGACTGAACCGTTTGCACCAGCATTAAAGTTTGGCTCGCCCGGTGCACCGCCGCCGCCACCCTCGTGAACATTACTTCCGCCAGAGACGTAGCATGATCCACCGCCACCGCCGCCTGCGCCGAATGGATATGTGGCATTATGACCAGCGCCACCGCCGCCGCCGCCATAGCCGCTGCCGCCAGATCCTGCGCTATAGTCACCGGATCCTGCAGATCCACCATAATTATTTCCACCGCTGCCGCCGCTGCCGCCATCATTCGAATAGCCACCGCCACCGCCACCGCCGGTATGACCGCCACCGCCACCGCCTTCAGCGTATCCACCTACGCCTCCGCCGCCTGCGCCGTTATATCCAGCATCGCCGCCATAACCGTCGGTATTACCAGAGTTACCCGAGCCGCCACCCGCTCCGGCTCTGAGCCAACTGCCATCTGGCATCGAGACATACGTGAGACCACCACCACCGCCACCGATGCCGTGAGGTGCGCCACCGCCGCCATACGCTTGGTATGAATAAGATCCGCCCTGGCCGATTTCAGCATAAATGTTTTGGCCACCAGAAACTGAGTAGGTTGCGCGAGCTAGACCGCCATAGCCACCCGGCACTCCGATACCAGCGCCACCGCCAGCACCGTATGCGTAAACTGTCACTGAGGTTTTACCGGAAGGTACGGTATAGTTTTGACCACCACCATTATAGGTAAGAGTGACTTCAAGCGGAGGTGGAGGAGAAATTACAATTGTTGCTGTCGCAGTATTTGACTGGTTATAATTTGTATCTGCAGCTTTATATACGTTAACGTAGAATGTACCAGTTGAACCAAAGTAAACGCTATTAGGATTTGTGCTACCAGATCCGGAACTACCGAAAACATAAGCACCACCGCCACTACCACCAGATGCGGTGTAGCTATAAGAATTACCAACAGTACCAGTTGTTGCTCCAGAAATTGACACTGTGCCCTGACCTATTTTTGCAATACTCCAGGAAGAGGATCCAGAACCGCTATAATTACCATTTGCAGAAGACGTGATCGTGTATGAACCAGCGTTCGTGGCAGAAGTTGTTCCGCCATTACTGTATGTGGCTGATCCATTTGAAGGAGTCACTGTTGGACCCTGCGCTGCACCATTATAGCTAAATGATGTATTTGTATAAGAGAATGTGACTGAGGCTGGATTTACGTAGAAAGATTGATCCGCGTTATTTGATTGGTTATAATTTGCATCGCCAGCCTTATAGAAACGCATCGTGTAATATGCGTTGGCACTCAATTGAGTGGACAATGTTGCAGATGTTGCTGCATTGTCTCCAATATAACCTGGCACATTCCAATACATTTGACCCGTACCAGTTCCACCGCCACCGTACCAGGTAGAACCGGTTCCATACGTCATCGACGATGCAGCGGAAACTGTGACTGAGGCTTGATTTGCTTTCGCAATAGTCCAGGCAGAGGATCCAGAACCGGTATAATTTCCTGATGCTGTTGATGTAATTGTATATGATCCAGGAGATGTAGCAGAAGTTGTTCCGCCATTGCTATACGTCGCGGATCCGTTTGAAGGAGTCACTGTTGGCGACTGCGCTGCACCATTATACGTCTTGGATGTGCTCGAATAAGAGAATGTAACCGATGCTGGATTAATTGTCCATGTAGCAGTTGGACTACCGGTATAATTTCCAGTTCCAGTAAATGTTGTTGTGTATGAACCAGCATTTGTCTGCGCTGTTCCAACATTACCCGTTGCAGCCGCTGGCGTACGTGACGCGGTTGATGGAGTCTGTGAAACACCGTTGTATGTTACGGTGTTCCACGTGATTGCGGTCACTGTTGCTGGATTTACTACAAAATTAGCATTGACTGTGCCTTGATAGTTCGTTGTTCCAGTAATGGAATTTGAATAAGTTCCAGCGTTCGTCTGATTTGTAAAACTTGTTGAATACGTTGCTGCAGCAGGATTCACGCTTGCAACTGCAGGAGTCAATGGTGAACCGGTATATGTTTGAGCACCGATGGTAAATCCTACCATTGATGCACGATTTACGACGAATGAGCCTGTGACTGTACCTTGATAATTTGTTGTTCCCGTGACGGAACTATCTGTATATGTACCAGCATTTGTTTTTGCGACAGCTGATGTAGTATACGTTGCTGCAGCAGGATTCACTGCATTGACAACAGGAGTGAGTGAACTTCCGGTATAGGTCTGCGCAGCAAACCCTACGGATACCATCGAAGCCCGATTTACAACGAATGAGCCCGTCACTGTGCCAGTATAATTGGTTGTTCCAGTCACTGAACTATCTGTATATGTACCAGCATTTGTTTTTGCGACTGCTGATGTAGTATACGTCGCGGCTGCTGGGCTTACAGAATTCACCACAGGAGTCAATGCACTTCCAGTATAGGTCTGCGTTGCAAACCCAACTGAAACCATTGATGCTGGATTCACCACAAAACTACCATTGACTGTACCTTGATAATTCGTGGTTCCAGTCACTGAACTGTCCGAATAAGTTCCAGCATTTGTTTTTGGAACTGCACTTGTTGTGTAAGTTGCAGCAGCTGGATTCACGGCATTCACTGCAGGAGTCAATGGACTTCCGGTATAGGTCTGCGCAGCAAAACCAACTGAAACCATTGATGCACGATTTACAACGAATGAGCCTGTGACTGTCCCGGTATAATTTGTTGTTCCCGTAATACCACTATCCGTATATGTACCAGCATTTGTTTTTGCAATTGCAGATGTTGAATACGTTGCTGCAGCAGGATTTACTGAATTAACGACTGGGGTAAGTGCACTTCCGGTATAGGTCTGCGCAGCAAAACCAACTGAAACCAGTGATGCAGGATTGATGGTCCAATTTGCAGAAACAGTTTTATTAAAGGCTCCAGTACCAGTAATTGAAGTACTATGCGTACCAGCATTTACCTGCGTAGATGTTGGCGTAGAGTGCGTAGCATTGGATGGAGTCACACTTGCAACTCCAGCCGTCAGCGTACCCCCCGTATATGTTACGGGGGTAAAGCTAACCGCTGTTACGGGAATACTTGTTCTTGCTAAGACGTGATTGGATCCGCGTGACATATGTTATATTAGAATTATGTGAGACCAGCACCAGAGATTACGAATGTATTTGATCCAACGCAGAGTACAGTTGTGAGACCGTACTGTGACAATGTTCTATTTCCAGTTGTAGCAGATCCAGCAAGATACATTGTAACTGTTGAACCTTGAGTAATTGTTTGATTCGAGGTGGAGTTATTAAAGATCGATACAACGTCACCCGAAGCGAAGACTCCTGCAGGAACCGTGACACCGCCCGTAGTAATGTTGATGTATTTACCAACATCGCCGATCACGAGGGCATAACTTGTGCTTTGAGCATTTGCAGGAAGATTATTTGCTCCTGATGTTCCTTGCAATCCTTGTGTACCCTGAGTACCTTGAGTACCTTGAGTTCCATTAGAACCCACGAATCCAGCAGCACCTTGAGTACCTAGCGTTCCTTGGATGCCTTGGATACCCTGAATGCCTTGGATACCTTGCGTACCTTGTGCACCAGTAATACCTTGGATACCTGCAGCTCCGGAAAGATCGTCAACAAAAATATATTGCGTTCCATCCCAGATATACAATTTAGAATTGTCTGCATCTTGAACATTTGTAGTATTGATGAGAGCAAATTGTCCTGCTACAATTGAAGTAGGAGCAGTATCAGCAACAAGAGCTGCAACGGAGAGGTATGTTTTTGCAATCGTGAAAGCAATACCTGCAGTACCTTGAATACCCTGGATGCCCTGGATACCTTGAATACCTTGGATGCCCTGAGTACCTTGTGAACCTTGTGGTCCTACAATACCCGATGATGTCGTAACCCATTGGTATGAATCACCATCGTAGTAATAGATCATCAAGATACCGAGATCTGCATTCCACCATAGATCGTCAATTTCTGCAGATGCTGGAGGATTCGAAGAAGAAACAATGCGCGTACCCTTGAGACCTTGGATACCTTGAGTACCTTGTGTTCCTTGGATGCCTTGAATACCCTGGATGCCTTGTTGGCCTTGAGTACCTTGAGTTCCTTGGATACCCTGAATGCCTTGAATGCCCTGAGTTCCTTGAATACCTTGTTCACCTTGAGTGCCCTGAGTTCCTTGAATGCCCTGGATACCTTGAGTACCTTGGGTTCCTTGAATACCTTGTTCACCTTGGATGCCTTGTGTACCTTGTGTACCTTGCAAGCCCTGAGTTCCTTGTGTACCCTGAGTTCCTTGAACGCCCTGGATACCTTGAATTCCTTGGATACCCTGTTCACCTTGAATACCTTGAGTACCTTGTGTTCCTTGGATACCCTGGATGCCCTGGATACCTTGAATGCCCTGAGTTCCTTGCGTTCCTTGGATACCCTGGATGCCCTGGATACCTTGGATGCCTTGTTCACCTTGGGTGCCTTGAGTACCTTGTGTTCCCTGAGTTCCTTGCGTGCCTTGGATACCTTGAGTACCCTGAGTGCCTTGCAAGCCTTGTGTACCTTGCGTGCCTTGGATACCTTGAATACCTTGTGTACCCTGCGTGCCTTGCGCTCCTTGGATACCTTGTGTTCCCTGAGTTCCTTGTACACCTTGAATACCCTGTGTGCCTTGTGTTCCTTGGATACCTTGAATACCTGCGGTACCAGAAAGATCGTCAACAAATGTATATGTGGATCCTGTCCAGATGTACAAGCGAGAATTTTCAGGATCTTCTACATCATTTGTATTGATGAGAGCAAATTGACCCGCAATGATACTTGTTGGTGAAGTGTCTGCAGTTAATGCAGCAACAGAGAGGTAGGTCTTTGCAATCGTGAAGGCGAGACCTGTTGTACCTTGAATACCTTGGATACCCTGTGTACCTTGCGTTCCTTGAATACCTTGGATACCTTGAATGCCTTGTTCACCTTGGATACCTTGTTGACCTTGCGTACCTTGAGTTCCTTGAATGCCTTGGATACCTTGAGTGCCCTGAGTTCCTTGGATACCCTGGATGCCCTGGATACCTTGGATACCTTGAATGCCTTGTTCACCTTGAATACCTTGTGTTCCTTGAGTACCTTGGATGCCCTGCGTACCTTGAAGACCTTGCGTACCTTGAGTTCCTTGTACGCCTTGGATGCCCTGAATGCCTTGGATACCTTGTTCACCTTGAGTGCCCTGAGTTCCTTGGATACCTTGTGTTCCTTGGACGCCTTGAATACCCTGGATACCTTGAGTGCCCTGAGTTCCTTGGATACCTTGGATGCCTTGAGTACCTTGCGTACCCTGAATGCCTTGAATGCCTTGTTCACCTTGGGTGCCTTGAGCTCCTTGTGTACCTTGCGTGCCTTGGATACCTTGGATACCCTGCGTGCCTTGCGTACCTTGAAGACCTTGTGCACCTTGCGTGCCCTGTGTTCCTTGGATGCCCTGAATGCCTTGAGTACCTTGCGTACCCTGGGTTCCTTGTGTTCCTTGGATACCTTGAACACCTTGGGTGCCTTGCGTACCTTGAAGACCTTGTGTACCCTGAGTTCCTTGCGTTCCTTGCGTACCCTGGGTTCCCTGTGTGCCTTGAACGCCTTGCGTTCCTTGTGTGCCTTGGATACCAGCGGTACCCGAAAGGTCATTTGTGAAAATGTATGTGGATCCATCCCACAGATAAAGTTTTGAATTGTCCGGATCTTCTACATCATTTGTATTGATGAGAGCAAATTGACCCGCAATGATATTAGCAGGAGTTGTATCAGCAAGAAGTGCGGCAACTGTTGCGTATGTACGTGCAACAATGAACGCCATACCCGTGGTACCTTGAGCACCTTGGGTTCCCTGAATGCCTTGGATACCTTGACGACCCTGAGTACCTTGCGTACCCTGTGCGGCATCGGCACCCTGAAGACCTTGGGTACCTTGGACACCCTGAACACCTTGGACACCTTGGTTAACTGTCTGCCAATAATCTCCGGTCCAGGACCAGCTACTTCCATTAGAAGTATAAACTTGATTGACTGATGGTGATGCGGGAAAATTTAGAGCTGCCATATTAGGTAATTCTGCGGTTTAAAGGTAGGGGAATCTGCGGTTTTTTAATGAAAGTGATCCAAGGTCTATCAAATAGATTTAACTATTTATATAAAAACACTTCGAGTATTATTCGAACGTTTGACTATTTATCAAAATGGTTTTGTTGGGATGTTTAAGTTATTTCAACCCAATTAACGATGGACTCATCCCATTTATATCGTTTATCGGTTCCACGAGGTAAAGGAATAGGTGGCATCCAGTTACATGTTTCTTCATTTAAAATCCAACTTGGAAATAATTTAGGCGGAATAAATGCATCTCTTCCTGCATCGTACGTTGATCCAATAAGAGCGTAATTTTTACGAAGTGGAGTACCATTCTTCATATGTTTTCCAGCTAGTGTGTTATACGATGTTTGAATCCACGTACCTTCTAATCCAAGTTGTGTCGTAATAAAATTGAGTGCTTCATTTTCTTGAGCGTTATCAACTTTAATGACCTGAGTAACCTTATTGTTAGAATCTATTTGTGCAAAGTGTGCCATAAAATTATTACCATGAAATCATTACCCAACCAGATCCACCGTTTCCGCCGGAACACCAACCGCCACCTCCACCTCCGCCGCCACTTCCCCATCCATCAAGACCAGCTTCACCAGGATAATCTGTAGAATCGTTTGCATTGTGACCGCCTCCACGTCCGCCGCCACCCGCGGCACCGCCACCCCCGCCCCCCTGAGAAACGTATCCTAGATATGTGCCAGTATTTAAATCTGAACCACCACCTCCACCAGCTCCGCCGCTGTGACCCATCCAACGATTACCATCGCCACCATTTCCTGCGCCGTAATATCCATTTTGATCACCATTGCCACCCGCGGTAGTAACTCCGCCACCGCCTCCTGCGCGCCATGGTCCGCCAGAATAATTACCACCACCATATCCTTGTGATCCTGATCCACCAGATTGATTTACGCCACCACCGCCACCTCCACAGCCCGAAGTACTATTTCCGCCAGCATAAGTTCCACCGCCTCCACCGCCACCATAGGCAATATATCCTCCAAATGAAACATTACTACCGTTTCCGCCAGAGTTTGAATTACCGTTTCCTCCGCCGTAACCACCACCGCCACCACCACCAATAGAAATGCTTATAGCGCTACTTGGTGTAACGCCAACAGTTCCATATACAATACCGCCTCCACCACCTCCACCACCAATATGCGAACCGCCACCACCGCCACTTCCAACAACTGCAATCGTGACGGATGAAACATATGAAGGAACATTAAACGTTCCTGAGCTTGTAAAGAATTGACTTCCTGGAGTATAGTTCGATTTACCCCATCCATCTGACATAGAAATAGTTCCTGATGATTTACCAAACAATGCACGAACTGCAGCTTGATCCAGCGAAATTGTTGCAGTTGAAGTTAACCCTAGTTCGGTATTAACCTGACTTAAACTAATAGTCGTATTATTCGGGAGTGCCATGACACTATTATTTACGCGAAATAGATTGAACGAGTAATTTTAATTCTTCAATTTGTTTTTGCTGATCTTTAATTGCCTCAATGAGGAGAGCAGTAATGTTACCGTAATCAACAGTAAGGGTTTCATCTTTTAATGTGCCATCAAGATTATGATCAAAATGAGTGATGACTATTTCAGGTACAATTTCTTTAACCTCCTGAGCAATGACACCAATTTTACGAATGTGTTTATCATCGTCTTTTCGCGTATAATATACTCCACGTAGATCCAGAACTTTTTCAAGCGCTGAATCAATGGTCACAATATTTTGTTTAAGTTTTAAATCAGAATATGCAGTTACGTTTCCAGTAGCAATAATACCACCAGCAACATTAAAGTTAGTAGTATCATGTTGCCAAATCCAGGTACTATTATTTTTGTACCACCCCACGTATGCGTCGGAAGGGCGAACCATGAAACATGCTGAGGCTTCACTAAAAGTAATTCCTGCCCACGTATTAGTTGAACCAGTAATGTTAATGGATCCATAACTGCCGTAACTAGTACCATCTGTTTTTAAATTACTGAAAGTGCGCTGAGAAGTTGTGGCAGAATTACCAGAGCAAGATGTAGACGCTCCACTTGTACTATCGGATATACGGGCAGAATCTACTCGAACACCATATGTACTACTGCCATTCCAACCCATGATTGTTGGATAAGTTCCAGTCCATGCATTAGCCGAATTTGTATTATTCACGCTAGCACCATTTGGAGCCGTACTATTTGAAGCATCAAAAAGAACATGGCTATTGCCATAATTTTTCCAACTGAGCATATTTGCAACAGCACTGGTGCGAAGCGATGCCCAATTACTAGAATCTCCAGAAAGAGTCGTAGCAGTTGCCGAATTACCAGAGCAAGAACCCGCAGTCGTAGCAGTCGTAGCAGTTGCCGAATTACCAGAGCAAGAACCAGCGCTACCAGCACTATCAGCATAACCAGAAGCAATCTTTGACCAAGAACCTAAACTATTACCTTCATTATATCTTACGCTCATGTATGGCGTAGTGGGATTTCTTGGAATAGCGATATGCATTCCATAAGAACCAGCACCAGTTGCAGGGTATTCAGAGCCGAGTCCTTGATACCAAGAATAAAATTGGCCACCGCCGCCAGCTGCTGGACCATTCCCAGTTCCCTGAACAAACCTAAATCCAAAACCATAAGAAGGCGTTGATGCGTCAAAAGAAGCTCGTGTACCGTGGCCCTGTCCCATGTTATTAAACAGATTCACAGAGGAAATTCCGTTTAATGTTGTTGCATCAGTTGTCGTTAAACCGCCAGCGCCTTGAGCACCCACGGTTCCTTGAGCACCAGTTACACTTGCGCCAATTGTACCCTGAGACCCCGTTGTGCCGGTAATACCTTGAGTACCCAGAGTTCCTTGCGTTCCCTGGGTTCCTTGCGTACCTTGAATTCCTTGAATGCCTTGTTGACCTTGAGTTCCTTGTGAACCTTGAATTCCTTGAATGCCTTGTGTACCTTGCGTACCCTGGATTCCTTGTTGTCCTTGAGTGCCTTGAGCACCTTGAATACCCTGAATGCCTTGAACGCCTTGCGTACCTTGCCGTCCTTGAATACCTTGAACGCCTTGCGTACCCTGAGTTCCTTGTGTTCCTTGTACACCTAATGCGCCTTGAGTACCTTGCACTCCCTGAAGACCTTGAAGACCTTGAGTGCCTTGAGCACCTTGAATGCCTTGAATTCCCTGCGTGCCCTGAGTTCCTTGTGAACCTGTGATACCTTGAATACCAGCAGAACCAGAAAGGTCATCAACGAAAATGTAGCTTGATCCATTCCAAATATACAACTTAGAATTATCTGCATCTTCTACATTTGTTGTATTAATTAATGCAAATTGACCTGAAATAATTCCAGTTGGCGCCGTGTCCGCAACAAGAGCCGCAACGGAAAGATAAGTTTTTGCAATTGTAAAAGCAAGACCAGTTGTACCTTGAATACCCTGCGCACCCTGAGTTCCTTGTGCACCTTGAATACCCTGAATTCCTTGAAGACCTTGAATACCCTGTGTACCTTGGGTTCCTTGTCTGCCTTGTGCACCTTGAATACCTTGCACGCCCTGAATGCCCTGGATACCTTGTTCGCCTTGAAGTCCTTGAGCACCTTGAAGACCCTGTGCACCTTGCGTACCTTGTGTACCATCAGTTCCTTGAATTCCTTGAATTCCTTGGGCACCTTGAGAACCTCGAAGCCCTTGTGCACCTTGAGTGCCCTGCATTCCTTCAATACCCTGAATGCCTTGGATACCCTGGGTGCCTTGTGAACCCGTGACACCTTGAATACCTGCGGTACCCGAAAGGTCATTTTGAAAAATATATGTAGCTCCATTCCAGAGATATAATTTAGAATTATCCGCATCCTCAACATCTGCAGTATTAATTAATGCAAACTGTCCCGCAGTAATACTAGTAGGAGATGTGTCCGCAGTTAATGCCGCAACGGAAAGATAAGTTTTTGCAATTGTGAAAGCAAGACCAGTTGTTCCTTGAATACCCTGAATGCCTTGAACACCTTGTACGCCTTGACGACCCTGGACACCTTGAATACCTTGTGCACCAACAATACCAGCAGTCGCAGAGACCCATTGCGCGGTGTCGCCATCATCATAATAAATCATGAGCACACCCGTCAGAGAATTCCACCAAAGATCGTTTAGTTCTGGATAAGCTGGAGCAGTTTCGCCAATCGAAATTTCTGTTCCCTTGAATCCTTGAATACCTTGAAGGCCTTGAGCACCTTGAATGCCCGTAATACCTTGAATACCTTGTGTTCCTTGGGAGCCTTGGATACCCTGCACACCTTGTGCAGCAAATAATGTCCACCATGTATTTTCAGCGGGTGCAACGCCGTCAATTGTCTGAATACAAATCCATGTAGAACCTTCAAAGGTAACAATATGGTTTACATAATACTGCGCTCCGTTATTGTAAGCTCCGCGAAAAGTAAACCCAGTTCCTTGGATACCCTGGATACCCTGGATTCCTTGTTCTCCCTGCGTACCTTGAGTTCCCTGAATACCTTGACGACCTTGAATTCCCTGAATGCCTTGAATGCCTTGGATTCCTTGAAGGCCTTGCGTACCTTGAGTTCCGCCAGTCTGATAATAGAATTTGCCATCCGTATCGGATACTAAAAAGCGCGTAAGCCCCTGAGTACTTTGAACACCCTGAACAGTGAGTGTTCCAGTTACGGTTGAGTTGCCGGCCACATCGAGGCCGTTTTTGACTTTAAAGTTTTTATCGATAGACATAATTCTGTTTCATTTTCCACAGAAACTGACGTTGATGTCTATTTATACACTTTAAATCATGATGTTTTAAAAGCCCAGGTACTTTTGGCGAATGAACCGAAGGTCGTAGGAAGTATAGCTAATCGGCCGATTCTCGAATGGAAGCTTGCTCGGAGAACACCATCTCCATTCCTTACCCCATTTATGAGTCATGTAGTCCATATTCATGAGGTTTACGCGGTCTAGTTTCTCCTTGAGCACTGGATCGCTCTTACTTGTCTGGCTTCCATGGGTATGATATTCATTCTTCTTGCCCTCTCCATGATAGTAATCACTACGTAGATTCATCATCTTACGGATTGGACTATGGATGAACCGCAGGAAGTAATCCGCATCCTCATTATACGCGGGATACAGATTCTCGTCAAAAAGACCATAATCAGCAACAATATGATCGCGCAGCAGGAAAAGGTCCCAGCTACCGACATTATGGTCGCCTTCAAAGCCATGAATGATTCCGAGTGATGGATCCCGCATTGTTGCCGCATACATTTCAGCAAGGAAGCCGCGACCAAATGCCACATCGTCATTCACGATAATCCAGTACGGAGCCTTGAGATACGACTTGATCATAAGATTCCATGAGCCCGGAACACCTAGATTTGCAGGCATATGAACCACTTTAATCTTACGAATATATGGATGAGGAGTTGCAGCAATAGCATCCAGCTCCGCATCAATCTCTCCGCGTCCGTTATTGTTGATGATGCAGAATTCCTTGACAGGAAAATCAACACTCTCAACAAGGCGTTTCACCCATTTTGGATTCGTGACGACCGCAGTTCCAATCATAGGAATCATGGGCATTGGCACGGGTTTATGCATGATGGATTCCAATGATGCTGTGGGACCATTCTGTTGCCACCAAGTTGTCACATACTTTTCAGAAAGGGCATTGTACTCCTTGACCTTCTTCGTGTCATTGCTATAGAAGGTTGAAGAGAACGTATTCTTTTCAGTGAAAAGTGGGATACTGTAGGACTTTGGTTCTCCTGGGAAATAGACAAGGTTCTCTACGATTGGTTGGCACTCTTTATCATTCTGAACAATAAGACGGAAACGACCATCAACAAAATAATCATCAATCAACTGTTTTGCATATGAGCGTTGAATGAGATATGCAGTGACGCACCAATCTGAAGCAATGCGTGGACGAAAGCCAATGTCGCTAATTTCATCGGAACGAATCTGAGCAAGCTGAACATTTTTCCAATCAGGCGGAAGAGAGGCAAAGAACTCGGACCATGAGAAACTCCAGTTCTCACAGTTCTCAAGGTTCACATCGTCTTCCAGGAATATGGCAACATCACTCGTCGAAGTATCATACCACTGCTTGATCATTGCGAGATGACCCATTGCACACGCAATATCTGTCGACTTCATAATGTCAAAGTAGATGCCAGTGACGACATCTCCCTTCCTACGATAATCTGTTACTCGACCATCAAAACCATTAATGCGAGTATGATCCGTAATACCATACTTTGCAAATTGGTCTGTAATGCACTTATGCCTTTCTGGTTGATCAGCAAGAGTGAGCCAATAGACTGGAGGAAAATTATTTAATTTGCTCATACATCAGAAGGTAGAAGTACAGATTGCGCCTTCATGAATTTAAGGTTATTAACAACGGAACCTTTATGAGTTGCATCGAGTGGATAGTTCTTATAAAGATTGATGAACATATTCTTCGAATCTTCACAGAGGCCAACCCACCATGCGCTGACAGCCTTCTCGAAAAGCATACCATAGTAACCAGGATATTCAACCCACGTACGGAGATTGCCACAATTAAAATCACAGACCTCAAGCGCCATTGCTGCATAGGTATAACAGTTCACCCAGCTCTCAACGGTGCTTTCGCGTTCGTGATAACGAGCTAGGAGGAAATAAGCCTCAGGACGTTTTGGCATAATGGAGATTGCACGTTGCAGCAATCCACGAACCGAAAGACCGCGGGTACCCTGCTGCTGGAAGCAGAGTGCTGCACGAATGAGACACTCGTATTGATACAATGGAATGTCACTGCGTTCTGCTGCACGAATATAATAGGAGATGGCAGAAGCCGTCTGGCCGCAACTGTCATACCAAAGAGCAAGGACGTAGTTATTATATTCATTGGTTGGATCACCAACGTAGGCATTCATCATCTCATCAAAACTAATGCCTTGTGCCCAAGCGTAGCGGTCGGTCAGATTCAACCACTTCTTGCGGTTCTTCTCAAGGTTCTCATAGGTGAGTTCTTCCTTGACCTCAAGGAATTCAATATCGGTAAGATTTTTCTTGAGGCTAATGATACCGCAACCATGATCGACATCAACAACCGTCACATCAAAAAGATACTGTTTTTTACGGAATTCAACAAGAGCTTTCCAGCAATCTCCGTTCCACATACCCTGTCCAGAATATGGAATCTCCTGAGCCCGTTGAGTCAATGGATTCA